TACCTGCACTACCCCGGAGAAATGAACTATCAGACATTCTGCGGAAAAGCGTTTGCTGACGGCATCCAGCTTGTCGGCCTGCGTACAGCAGAAAGCCTGACCCGCCTAAAGTGCATTGCCAACGCCAAAATGGAGCGCATTGTGCGCGGCGGGAAATTTTACCCTATCTACGATTGGCGTGATTCCGATGTTTGGCTTTACATCAAGCAGCGGGATCTTGAATTTCCTGAAATCTATATGCGGCTATACGAGGCCGGCGTCAGAAAGAACGCCCTGCGCCTGTGCGCCTTCTTCGGAGATTGCAGCACACAGGGTTTGCGCTGGGTAGCTGAAACAGATGCCGACCTGTGGGATAGAATCCAGAAACGCGAGCCGAACGCCTACCTTGTACTGCTGTACTGGGATAGCGAAATGTTCCGCCGCTCTACCAAGAAGCGCCGTGACCTTGAAGCCGGCACAGAGAAAAAGGACTACAAAGCCCTGTGCAAAGACATCCTGTTCCTGCACCCGGAGAAATACACCATCGCCAAGGACACAAAAGCCCACCTTGATATGTGGCGCGGAATGTTTATCAAAACCTACGGCATCGCCATGGACAAGCACTACAAGACCATGTACGAGGGCCTGCTTTACGGCGACCCTAAAATGCGTGTGCTGCGAATCCTTTGGACGGAAATCTACAACGACCACAATATGATGATCAAGGAGGCCCAACGTGGAAAACAACATTGACTTATTCGCGCCGTTGGCATCCCTGCAATGGGTGGACCGTGACAAACTCCATGCCAACGACTACAACCCCAACAAAGTAAGCGAGGAAAACCTCAAACTGCTGGTACAATCCATCCTCACCAACGGCTGGACGCTGCCTATTGTGGTGCGGCCTGACTACACCATCATAGACGGATTCCACCGCTGGACAGTATCTGGCCGCGAACCCCTGCGCACAAAGCTTGGCGGCAAAGTACCCTGCGTTATTGTGGACCATCACGGAGACGAGAGCGCGGACGTGTACGGCACTATCACCCACAACCGTGCGCGTGGTACGCACCTGCTGGAGCCCATGAAAGCCATCGTAAAGAAGCTGATGGACGAGGGTAAGACCGTGGAAGAGATCGGCAAGCAACTGGGCATGAAGCCCGAAGAGGTGTTCCGCCTGTCTGGCTTTACCCGGGATGAGTTCTTGGAGCTTATGACGAAAGATCACCCAGTTTACTCCAAGGCGCGGGTCATCCGCAGCGTGTGAGTTGCGTGTAAGTTGTTCGCACGAAAATCGCACGGCGTGTGATCTGTGTAAGCGAGCGTGCGTTTTGCCGCGTGTTTTTCGCGCGATTCTCGCTCATTTCTGGATGGCTGGACCATCAAGCGGCAGCCTGGCCGGGCAAAAGGTACTGTGAAACCCCGACCCCGACCTGAGCGGGGCCGACGAGCCCAAAAGGCGCTTAGTTAGTGGGGTGATTTTTGGGGATTTCGCTACGGTTTGTAATACGACTTTTACTGATTTTATCCACTTTGTACACGCAGAAAGACTAACTATTAAAAGTCAAGCCCCAAAACAAAATTTTCGAGAGAAATTTTAAGGTGGTGAAAATTGGTATAGCAAACAAGAGCATCCGTTGTCGGATACTCGCTCCGTATAAAATCGCACGCTTAATAATCAGCTAAGAAGGCTTTTCCAGAACGCTGCATAGCAAAAATAAGCCTTACCAGCTTTTTAGCAGCATGAGAGATGGCAACATTGTAATGCTTTCCCTCAGAACGCTTCTTTTCAAGATAGGCCGAGAATGTAGGACACCAAAGGCAAACATATTTGGCGGCATTGAAAAGAGCATATCGCAAATATCTGGAGCCACGCTTTTCCATGTGAGCATAACAGTTTTGCAGTTGCCCTGACTGATATGTAGATGGAGAGAGTCCAGCATAAGCCAGCAACTTGTCTGCGCTTGCAAAGTTGGAAAAATCTCCAACTTCAGCAAGAATCATTGCACCCATATGTCGACCAATACCGGGGATTGTAAAGATGGGAGAATCCATCTGAGATGTAATCTTGTCAATTGCGGATTCTACCTCAGAAATTTCTTTGTCCAGCTCGCGGATGAGAGCAATCGTGTGTTTCAACTCCATAGACTTAGCAGGCATTTTCGAGCCAATGGAGGCCCCTGCGGCTACTTGGATTTCCGCGGTTTTAGACTTGGTATAACGACCTTTAGAGGCGGTGCAAAGAGTCTCAGCGAGTTCTTCAGTATTGGCGTTTGCGATATAGCTTGCACCCGGATAGTTGCTCAGCAGTGCGTATACAACAGCGATGTGCAGGCTTGAGACCAGCTTTTCGAGCTCCGGAAACAGAATATTCACTAACCGCGCAACGGAGCTTTTCAGCTTGGCGCGCTCTTTTACCTTATCAAATCTGTATCTGGTTAGTGACTTTAGCTCTTCATTGTGGTATGCTGTATTTGAGTAGGACTTGAGGTCCACATCAGACATGAGCATCATTGCAATGGTACGCGCGTCTATCCGATCTGTTTTGGTTCTTCGCAGGCTGAGACTTTTCCGATAGAGGTTCGTGTGCAGAGGGTTAATGACATAGGTTGCTAGGCCGCTGTCTAAAAGAAACCCCAGCAGATTGTAGCTGTAATGTCCTGTGGCTTCAAGCCCTACTTTTATTTTGCTTTCACCTTGGGAACAGCTTTGGATTCTTGAAAGAAGCGTCTCAAAACCGATGCGGTTATTGGCAATGGTAAATACATCTGCCAAGACCGTTCCTTCCGAGTTAAGAATAAAGCAATCGTGCTTGTCCTTTGCAACATCGATACCAACAAAAATCATTTCTTTTTACCTCCGGCGTTTTATTTTACAGTGCTGCTTAGAGCCACACCTCTTTGCTATGTAACCTCGTTCTATATAAACCGTCTGGCGGTATCTAACTGATTAACACTAAAAACAAAGAGCCATGGTTGGAGCCTTTCTGAAACCGTCTTGCGGTAGGAGGTTTTAACCAATCCACAGCACCTTGTCTATTGTAGCATTTTGTCCTTGGAGAGGAACTTTAATAACTACTACTTTATAATACGAGGAGTTGATTTTGAGATGGCTGCGAGAGAAAAAGTTGCGGACAAAAATGTTGCCACGACTGAGCTTGCCGCTGTGCTTGGAATCAGCGCCAGACGGGTGCAGCAGCTGGCCCAGGACGGCATACTGGACACCGTGGAGCGCGGGAAATTTGAACTCAGCGCGGCGGTGCAGGCGTATATCCGTTTCCTTGGGCGGGATGCCATGACCGAGGAGGATAAAAAACTGGAAAGCGCGAAGCGCAAGGCCGAGGCCACGCTGAAGCTGTCAAAGGCAAAAATCGCCAAGGCACAGGCAGACGAACTGTCCGGCCAGATGCACCGCAGCGAGGATGTGGCCGCCATGACCGCCGACCTTATCTATACGATACGCGGTGCGCTGATGGCTTTCCCGGGCCGCGTGGCGATTGATGCCGCTGCCATAACGGACGCTGCTGAAGAAGCCGAGTACCTGCGCAAAGAGGTCAATATCCTGTGCGCCCAGCTGGCGCAGTACCGCTATGACCCGAAAGCCTATGAGGCACGGGTGCGGGAGCGGATGTCTTGGGGCGAAAAAGACCACGAGGATGACGATGAGTAGCGCCGCCGACATCAAGAGGCTGAACGCCGTACTTGCCAAGGTGCTGGACGGCATGAAGCCCCCGGAGGATGTGACCGTTACCGAGTGGGCCGAAAAGCACCGCAAACTGTCCAGTGAATCCAGCGCCGAGGTTGGCACATGGCGCACGAGCCGCACCCCATACCTGCGAGAACCGATGAACGCCTTTTGCGACCCGAAAATTCACCATCTTGTGATGGTGGCCGCCTCGCAGGTTGGCAAATCCGAGTTGATGAACAACTGCATGGGCTACATCATTGACTGTGACCCCGGCAGCATCCTGTTCATCCAGCCAACGACTGTGGACGCCAAGGAGTACAGCAAGCTGCGCATTGCCCCCATGATACGCGACTGCCCGACCCTGCGGCGGCGAGTGGCTGACCCCAAGAGCCGCGACAGCTCCAACACGATCTTGCAAAAAAGCTACCCCGGCGGCATCCTGACGATGTGCGGGTCTACCGAGGCCCACGCGCTGGCATCGAAGCCTATACGGTATGTGTTCGGTGACGAACGAGACCGCTGGGCGGCCAGCGCAGGCATCGAAGGTGACCCGTGGGGGCTGGCTATGGCCCGACAGACCACATTCTACAATGCCAAGGCTGTTGAGGTTTCGACCCCCACCGTCAAGGGCTCCAGCGTTATCGCAAAAAGCTATGCCAAAGGCACTATGGAGCGCTGGATGAGCCGCTGCCCGCATTGCAGGGAGTACCACGAAATCCAGTGGGAAGACATACGCTATGAATCCGAAACCGGTATCGTGAACAATGAGAAAACCTACAAGGTCGGAAATGTCTGGTATGTCTGCCCCGGATGCGGGTGCATCAGTGATGAATACACCATGAAACGCGCTCCGGCCAAGTGGGTTGCGGACAACCCTGCCGCCTACGACAACGGCATCCGCAGCTTTTGGCTGAATGCCTTTGTGAGCCAGTGGGCTACATGGAAGTCTATCGTGCTGAAATTCCTTGAAGCCATTGGCGATACAGCCAAGATGCAGGTCGTGTACAACACCTGTTTTGGCAAGCTGTGGGAAAACCGCGGCGACATACAGGACGAGGACACGCTGCTGGGCCGCCGTGAGGAATACGAGGCCGAGCTGCCAGATGGTGTGCTTGTACTGACTGCCGGCATTGACACACAGGATGACCGTATGGAGTACGAAATCAAAGGCCACGGCCACTTCAACGAGACATGGGGCATCGAAAAAGGTATTGTGATGGGGCGACCCGATGACGATGCCACGTGGGAGCAGTTGGACAATCTGGTCTTTAACCGCTATTTTCAGTTCAAAGACGGAATCAAGCTGCGCGTTTCAATGTCCTTCGTTGATGAAGGCGGCCATTTCACCCAAGAGGTGCGCCAGCGCTGCCGGGAACGCATAGGCCGCAAGGTGTTCTGTATCAAAGGCTTTGCAGGCCCGGACAGGCCCTACACCGGGCCGCCCAAGCAGGTTAAAATCGTGGTGAACGGCACCCATGTGGGCACCTGCTGGCAGTACCAGATCGGCGTTGATGCCGGAAAGCAAATCATTATGGATAATCTGCGAGTCGGCACGGTTGGGCCGAAATACTGCCACTTCCCGAAGCGGGATGACTACGGCATCGGCTATTTCAACGGCCTGCTGTCGGAGCATCTTGTGTACAAAAAGGACAAGCGCCAGCCGTGGCAATGGGAAAAAATTCCCGGTCACGAGCGAAACGAGGCGCTGGACTGCTGCAACTATGCAATGGCGGCGTTCAAGGCGCTGCCGTGCGACCTTGACGGCATTGACCGGGCACTGAAACGCGCCCGCGGCGTGGCGGTAGATGCACCTGCCGCGCTGGAAGTACCGCAAACCAAAAGCCCGCAGCCGAAACGGCGCGGGCTTTCCAAATACTATGATGAATGGTGAGGGTCATTATGGACAGAACGATGATTGAAAAGCGGCTGAAATTCCACACCGAAAGGCTGGATAACCTGTATGCCGCCTACAATGCGCTTGTAAACAGCCGCGCAAAAAGCTACCGGCTGGATGACCGCGAACTCACCAGATTCGACCTTGACACGCTCAGCGATGAAATTGAAGATGCCGAGCGGAAAGTCGAGGAACTGACCGCGCTGCTGAACGGCCAGAGCGCCCGCAAGGCGTTCGGCGTGATCCCGCGCGATTGGTGACACCCTACTTTGGGTACTGGCCGCTCCCCAAGCTATAACGGCGGCCTTTACCGCGGGCGATGGTTTCTTTCACTACTCCTTTTCTTTTCCATCTGCCCGCTTAGTTTGAAAATTACGGAGGCGATTGTACTTGAGCAACATGAGAAAGCCCAGCGCACCGCAGGCAAGCGGATACAGCAACGCCGGCGGCAGCCTTACACGGCGGGCCACGCGCAGTTTTAGGCCCGACAGCAATTCGCCGAGCCAAGATATAAACCAGAATAACGCCACACTGCGCCAGCGCAGCCGCATGCTGTATATGAGCAGCCCCATTGCGGCAAGCGCCATCAACACGAACCGCACCAAGGTTGTGGGCACCGGCCTGACGCTGAAAACGGCCATTGACCGCGATGTGCTGGGACTGACCCCGGAAACAGCCAAAAAGTGGCAGAGCCAGACGGAGGCCGAGTTCCGATTGTGGGCGGAGAACCGCCGCAACTGTGACGCGCTTGGCATGAACAACTTTTACGGATTGCAGCAGCTGGCCTTGAAAAGCTGGCTGATGAGCGGTGATGTGTTCGCCCTTATCAAGCGGGCGCAGCAGACCACAAAGCTGAACCCCTACACGCTGCGGCTGCATCTGGTGGAGGCTGACCGCGTCAGCACCCCGGACACCTGCGGCGATGTCATGAACCGTTGGGCAAACATCACCGAGGGCAAGAACACCAACAACGGCAACAAAATCTATGACGGCGTGGAGGTAGACGGCAGCGGCCTTGCCGTGGCTTACTGGGTGCGCAACACCTACCCCCGCGAGATTTCGCAGGAGCAGACCAAGTGGCAGCGCATTGAGGCCGTGGGCAGGCAGACTGGCCTGCCGAACATCCTGCACATCATGGACAGCGAACGCCCGGACCAGTACCGCGGCGTGCCGTATCTGGCCCCTGTCATTGAAATGCTGCTCCAGCTGCGGCGCTACACGGAATCCGAATTGATGGCCGCACTGGTGC